TAATTTAACAAATATAAATGAGTGAATGTAGTATATGTTTGGAAACAATTGAAAAATCAGAATTAAAAGAATTAGAATGCAAACATAAATTTCACAAAAGTTGTCTTAAAAAATGGGAGAAAAATTTAGACAACGGTCATAAATGTCCTTATTGTAGAAAGGAATATAAAGAACCAAGTATAATATATGAAAGTTATATAGAAGGATTTTTAATAGATGATATGTATTACGAAGATGAAGAAATATGCGAGGATATGTTTGGACTTCATAGTATGAGTGATGAAGATTTTGAAGAATATGTTACATTTTTTCAATTAAGACCAAATACTGGACCAGAAGTATCTCTCTAAAATTTCAGCAAATAATTTAGAAGTATTAGTATCTTTGGAATGTATAAATTTAATATCATCTAGTAATTTTATGTACATATCTAAAGGATATTTAGTTATACATGAATTACATATATAAACATAGGCACCTGCGGCAAACTTTTTATGATTAACTATATTAATATTATATCTAGATGATAAATATGTCAAAATATTTTTGAATTGAATAGACATAATATCTTTAATTGGTTTTGCGTCAATTTCGTTCGTTTCAAAATAAGTACCAAAATTAGACTTTATCAATTTATTTTTTGGTAACGTACCAGATTTAGAAGATAAACATTCAAATTTAGAAAATTTCTCAAAATTATCTAAATATTGGAACAAATAAGGAGAATGATCTATAGAACATTGCATAAATATAATAGGAATACTTATATTATGATAATTATAAGTAATATGTGAAAGATATGCAAAATCTTCAAAAGCAATATTAGGAATATTTATAATAGAAATATTTTTAGTTTTAAATTTATAAGAAATAATTGGACCTTTATTATATAAAAACACATGACAGGGATAATGAAAGAAATTTTCTAAAAATGAAACATCCTCTTTATATCTACAAACAACCACATTAAACAATACACGGTGGGGTTTATAAGGGTATTTAGGTAAATAAAATTGTAATGGATGGTTAGTTTGCCTTTTAGTTGATTCAAGTTTTAAAAATTCATCTGATTTTTTAATATTATTTTCAACTTCATTTATATTATTTTTTGATACAAGTGATAAATATGCTTTAACACCACAATCATCAACGTGTCTATTTAGAAGTTTCATATAAATTTTATCAAGATTTTTGTGATATTTTTCATAAGAATTATATTTTGTATTTAATATATCAAAAATATAATTTACGGTATCGTTTTCATTGTTTTTCCAGAAGCAATGATAACCACATAATGAAGTCATAGATATATCTAATGAATCATATAAAGTTTCAAAACTAAAATGTTTTGCAATATTTAAAGGAGCTTTGTTAGTAAATTCTGAATAAAATTCATCTTCGTTTTGAATATACGGTTCAGTTATTATATATTCTGAATTATCATTTAATGCTTTCAACATGGCATCAACAGACCTTAATGATAAGCCTCCATTTAATATATATGTATTTGCTGGATCCTCAAAAATATGAGGAGCTCCTATATAATCATATAGATTATTTGAAATGTTTTTTATATATGATGAAATATCATTATCAATAAAAGAATCACTTTGATAAATTAAACAAATATCAATATTTTTCTTTTTCAAAAAATTCCATAAAGAAGGAGAAAGTAAAAATAAATTGTAAGCATCTATATCATTCATCGAATTGAGTAAAACATATTCTATATTTAAATTGAAATGTGCTAAAGAGTTTTTTATAGTTTTGTCGTTATCAGGGGTACAAAATATATATATAGGTGTATTAATATTAAAATTACTCATAGTGATATAAGTACATATATCTATATTTGTATTATTTCTACCTTCAATACAAACAACCGCAAAGTTATCTATAAGAGGATAATTAGAATTTAAATTAGAACCAAGGCTTTTACGTAGTGAAATACAAAAATCATCAAAACTGGAAGAATTTGTTATATTCTTATATTCTTTTGACTTAATAATTTCATTTTCTATTTCTTGTATATTGATTTTTTTATTTTGAAGCTTATACAAATAAGTTCTTGAATCTTTATCAATATTTCTTTTAAGCAACCTTTTATATAGGTTATTTAAAGAATTAATATATTCATCATCAATTTTTGTATTTAACATTTTAAATTCATTTGTTTTAGATAATTCTTCTTTTAATGTTTCGTAATTTAATTCATTTTTATGTAATTTATTTGTATATTTAAAAAAATCATCGGTAGTTGGTTTTCTTTTTAAGACATGTAGAAAACAGTTAGATATAGTTTCTTTAATACTCATTAAAAATATTACATAAAAATATATAAATATAAAAACGAAATTGTTTGTTATATTTTCTTATAATTTTTGAAATTTAATTTAATGATGAATTTTTCAGATATACTATCATATATAACAGATGAAAAAACGAGAATAATTGTTAATGATTTACTAATAACAAGAGGTGAAAAGTTAAAAACTAAAGCAAAATTCTATACAACATCATATAATATATGGTTAAATGAATATATAAAACAAATTTATGATAGTGATTGTATAATTACAGAGTCGATAGGTAATTATACTGAAGATATAACACCTGGGGTACATGTTTTTTTGAATGGTAATTTTATTGAAAATTATGACTATATATTACATAATTGTTATGATGTATTAAGAGATTTGAATAAAATAGATAAATCACTGAATGACAAAGTAAAGGGTTCTAAAGTATTTATTGATTTAGAATATGAATTTAATTACAAGATTGATAAAAGTATTCATTCATTTAATTTTATTGTAATAAATTCATAAAATGTTAAAATATATTTAAGGAATTGATTTTATAATATATTACGATTATAATGTCGGAATCTTACCAATTTCAAGCAGAAATTAATCAACTTATGAGTTTGATAATTAATTCTTTTTATTCAGATAGAGAAATATTTCTAAGAGAACTAATTTCTAATGCTTCTGATGCAATTGATAAACATAGACATAAATTGATGTATGAAGATAAACAAACACCAAAAGATAATTATAAAATCGAAATTATTCCTAATAAAATTGAAAAAACATTGACTATATCTGATAACGGTATCGGAATGACTAAAGAAGATATTATTAATAATCTTGGTACTATTGCAAAATCTGGAACACGAGCGTTTATGGAGAATTATAAAGAACAAAACAATGCTTCATTGATTGGTCAATTTGGTGTTGGTTTTTATTCTTCATATCTTGTAGCAGATAATGTAAAAGTAATATCGTCTAAAGATGATGAATGTAATATATGGGAATCTAAAGCAAATGGTTCTTTCCAAGTTACATCACACACTAAAGAATTTGAACATGGAACAAAAATTATTTTATATTTGAAAGAAGATCAATTTGAATTTCTTGAAGAAAATATAATTAAAAATCTTATTAAGAAACATAATCAATTCATAGTTCATCCTATTATGTTATTTGAAAAGAAAACAGTAGAAGAACCTGAGCATGTAAAACAAGTAGAAGAAGGTCATGTAGAAGATGAACAAGTAGAAGAAGGTAATGTAGAAGAAAAACCCAAAATGATAAAAAAAGTTATAGAAGAATTTAATCAAATTAATAAAGATAAACCTATATGGACTAAAAATCCAGATGACGTTACAGATGATGAATATAAAGCATTTTACAAAACAATATCTAATGATTTTGATGAACCTTTAGCAAAAAAACATTTTAATGTAGAAGGACAACTTGAATATAAAAGTATCATTTATATTCCAAAAAGAGCACCTTATGATATGTTTGATAGCAACGAAAAAAAGAAAAATAGTGTTAAATTATATGTGAAAAAGGTATTTGTTACTGATGAATCTGAAAAAATTCTACCTGAATGGCTTAATTTTATTAAAGGTGTTATAGATTCAGAAGATTTACCTTTGAATATTAGTAGAGAATTTTTGCAACAAAATAAAGTTATAAAATCAATTCAAAAAAATATTATTAAAAAATCTTTAGATATGATATCTGAATTAAACGAAGAAGATTCTAAAGTGTTTTATAAAGAGTTTTCAAAATGTCTCAAATTAGGATGTTATCACGAAAGTACTTATCGTAATAAACTAATGAAATTATTGAAATATTATAACATGTCATCTAGCATGTCATCTAGTAGTAATGATATGATATCTTTTAATGAATATATTGAAAATATGGAAGAATCTCAAGATACTATATACTATATGTGCGGTGAAAATATTCAATCAATGAAGAAAAGTCCTTTTATGGATAAATTTAAGAAAAGAAATATCAATGTTTTACTAATGGATGACCCTATAGATGAATATATGATGCAACAAATTAAAGAATATGAATATGATAATAAATCATACAAATTTTCGTGTATTTCAAAAGAAGATGTGAAACTTCCAGGTGATGATGAAAATTCACCACAACTAAATAAATTATGTGATGAAATTAAAAAGATTCTTGGTTCTAAAGTAGAAAAAGTTGTATCAAGTTCTCGTATGGTTGATGCTCCATCATGTATTGTTACAGGTTCGTTTGGTTGGTCAGCTAACATGGAAAGAATTATGAAAGCACAAGCATTACGTAACGATTCTATGGGTGGTTTTATGAATCCTAAAAAGATTTTTGAAATTAATAATAATCATTCTATTATTAAAAATCTTGCACAAAAGCTAGATTATAATTATTTTAATAAAAAAGAAATAGATATTGTTAATTTACTATATGACGTAAGTCTTATTTCTTCAGGTTTTAGTATCGATGACCCTACAGAATTTACAAATAATATATATAATTTCATTTCAAAAGAATATGATGATGATGAAAATGTTGACGTTTACGTAACTAAAGCTAAAGAAATTATTCAAGATGCCAATAAAACAGAAACCAACACAGAAAACGAAGAAGAAACTAATAGTAAAACCAACACAGAAAATGAAGAAGAAACTAATAGTAAAACCAACACAGAAAATGAAGAAGAAACTAATAGTAAAACCAACACAGAAAACGAAGAAGAAACTAATAGTAAAACCAACACAGAAAATGAAGAAGAAACTAAT